TTTTAACTTACGTAGGTTGACCAAGTGCATACGACTTGCGTTATGGTCTCCTCCCGATACACTCCTGAACGTATCTAACTTATTAACAATCTTCTTTAGGACTGGAGTCTTGAACACTAAGGTACAGTACTCATCGTCACCTATGCAGAGGTTATGAAACCAGTAGTCTGACTCGGTAGCCTCAATGCCTGATGGCTTGCCCCAAGATTGATACTCAATGCAGATGTTACCTGTCTTCTGCCATAAGTCCTTCTCAGACTTAACCTCAATCTTCTTGTCCTGTAGCATCTCAGCTACCTTATCCTCTCTGACTTCTCCGTACTGTAGGTCTAAGTCAAACTTCTTCCTATCTGCTTTACATGGCTTCATGCGTTTCTCCCTTTACGCTTCTTGAGGTTTCTCTGGGTGTTGGTTGAGTTACACTTCTTACATATATAGTTCTTCTTAGCCACGGTACTCTTCGCCCAGTTGTCTCCCTCTACTAACACCACGCCACAGTGATTACAATTCCTAATGCGTTTCCGACCAGTTGTCTCCGACTTGGTACTCACCTGCAAGGGGACAATTAAGTTTATAATGAATGCCCGCGGCTTCAATACAAGACACTGCCAAGCGTCCGAAAACATCTGCTTCACTTTCTTTAACTTCTGTTTGAATTTCATCATGTATATTTCCTATAAATTTATAATCTAAGTTCCAAGCCTTAGCGTACTCGTCCAGTAAACATAGTGCCTTCTTCATAACGATTGCACCTGCTGACTGTAACAGCGTGTTTAATGCTGAGTGTTCTGAGCGTACTGCGACTCTGCGCCTGTCCAATCCGTGAACATAACCTCTTCCAGATGCCACGCTAACTCTTTCTCGTAACTCTCTAAGAGATGGCGTGTTTGTGAGGAACTTCTTCTTAAGTCTTCTACCATCAACAGCAGTTCCTCCAACGATACTTCCGATTTTTGCGTCCCCTGCTCCATACAAGAACGCATATATGAAAGTCTTTGCCTGACTTCGTGTGTCAACACCGCTAGCAAGTTGGTTTGCTGTATGAATGTCTCCAGTGAGTATTTCATTTGTATATCCCTCATCGTTCATATAATGTGCAAGCATTCGTAACTCAAGTCCCGATGCGTCCATACCGACAATCTTGTAGCCTTTAGGTGTAGTCCAACAGGCTCTACAATCTGCTCCGTATGGTGCGCCTGAACTAGGCACCTGTGCTACGTTAGGACTAGAGTGTGTCATACGTCCCGTTACTGCACCGTTAGCATTTACATACCCATGTACACGACCATCATCTTTGACAGCATCTAGCCAACTCTGTACCTGTGCAATACGCTTCTGAACCATTAGGTATTCAGCAATCATATTAGCTTCGGGTATACCAGTGACCTTAGATAAGATAGCTTCGTCTACAATAACGTGTCCCTTCTCTGTAAACTTCTCTGGCTTCCAACCAAAGTATTGTAAGTATCTACCTATCTGCTGTCTTGAGCCTAAGTTAAACTCTGGGTAATCAACACGACTAAATGGTGCTATGTAGTCTGACCAACTGTCCCCCAGAAACTTAAGACCAACTACGGACATCGTGCCGTCCTTCTTGTACTTAGGTGTTATCTCCTTAATGAATGTAGGTAACGGTTTAAATGTTTCATGTACCTTATCTTCAAGGTCGTACTTCTTTTCCTTAAGTTTAGCAAGCAATATGAAAGCGTGTTCTTGGTCTAATAACCAACCGTTGTCTGTCTGCTTTGTGATAATGCTTTGTACTTGATGCTCAAGGCTAATGCTTTCGCTTCCAAAACCTGCCAGTACACCTCGTAGCGCGTGGTACACTTTGACATTAACCAGTACATCTTGCTTGCAATAGTCCACCATATCCTGAGAAAATGTATTCCAATCACTATGTTCTCCTTTAGGGAAACCTAACCGCTGTCCCCAGTTATCTAACGAATGACCACCTTCACGCGATGGTTCAGTAAGTCTTGACAATACTAATGTATCTGTAATCTTACAACTACTAAAGTCTGTGCCTAGTAAGCGTTCAAGAACTGGTACGTCATAGCCAATGATGTTATGACCAATGACCTCAGCATCTTTGATATAAGCATTGAAGTCCTGCAACGTATCACCTGAGAACTCAACTGTCTCTTGGTTTGATAGGTCGCAAGCAACGATTACCCAGACCTTTGTAGGCTGTAGACCGTTAGCTTCTATATCAAAAACAACTTGCTTCACTTAGAACTCCTGACTGTCATCGTTAACTGGGCACGTAGTTTCAATCATACGACCAGTATCTTTATCATAGTAGAGGTAGCAAGCCGCCCCTGTAAGTCCTGCGTATCGGTTCTTAAGTATCCTAACCGTAGTGGTGTTCCTTACCTGTGCATCTGGGTTCTGTTGGTCACGTTCCAAACCAATCACCATGTCGGATAGCTGTGCGATTGCCGCTGAACCTCGTAACTCAGCCAAGCTAATCTGTCCACCGTCCTCATGTGCCTTACCTGATGGTCTGCGTAAGTGTGACACCAAGAATAAACCAACACCTGTCTCCTGTACCAACTGACGTAGCTTGGTCATGATGCTGTCGATGGCTTTACGTTCGTCACCGTTCTCTTGGTCACTAACAACAATACTCAAGTGGTCTAGGATAATCCATTTACAGTCAAGACCTTTAGCCATATACCTAATGCGACTTAGTAGGTTATCTTCATTGGTAGAACCCCAGTGGTCAAACATATAGATACGTCCTGTGCCTAATGTCTTATCCCAGAATACCTTCTTATCTTCCCTGCTAAACTCGCGGCTCAGATGTAGAGTCTGGTTTGCCTCGATGCTCATAATCCCTAGAGCAGTTTTAGGTATGTCCTCTTCCAATGCGAGTATACCAATGTTGTCATCTGTTGCACCTAGTAAGTAGTGTTCCAACTCTCTGACAATCTGTGATTTACCCATACCAGAACCACTGGTTATTGTTACAAGTTCCTTCTCCCTGAAACCATACGTCATATCATTCAAGCATGACCACGGATACGGTATGGACTGTACATCTTCCTGCGCTACAATCGACTCCCAAGTATCAAGTCCTGCAATGATACCGTCTGGTTGATACGTCTTAGCGTTCCACCACTCCCTGATGAACCCCTGTACGTTACGTTCCTTCAGCATTTCACCTGCGTCCTTGACAGGTAACTTTACGTTCTTCGCTTTGTTGGGTGTAAATAAATCTAACACCGCGCGAGATGCTTCCTGACCCGCATTGTCACTGTCGAAACAGATGACTACGTTCTCAAATGATTCAAGCCACTCCAAGTTCTGCTTGATGTCCTTCACTGCTCCTGATGCGCCTGACCGTATTGACACAACCGACCACTTACCGTCAAACATTTCCGACACCGCTAAGGCATCAGCTTCTCCCTCTACTACTGTTATGTATTTACCACCACCTTTGAATGCTTGCTGACCAAACAGACCTGCATTGTCAAACGTACCGCTTGCATAGAATGCTTTGTTGTCTACTATGCGAGACTTAGTACCTATCTGTGCGCCTGTGTCCTTGTCATAGTATGGGTAGTGGTGCTTGCTTATAGTCCCTTCTGTATCATACTCAACAGTGACACCAAACTTCTTACACGTTGCCTCTGTGATACGTCTGTCTGGTATTGATGCTATAACACCTGTCATCTCTAATTTCCTGTTCGCTTTAGGTTTACTCTGTACAATCTCACCGTTGCCTCTCTCGTAGTGGTCACAACCGCCTGTAAAACAGACGGCGTGCCCATCGGAGTACCTCGCGAGATTGTTCTTTGAGCCACACGATGGGCATGGCTCATGTTTAACAAAATGCGAGTCAGTCATTAGAAGTCCGAGCCTCCCTCGGTAGCTTCCGCTAGTTCTAGCACCTTAATGGCTGACAAGTATGTAGATGTACCATGTACTGGGTGAGGTTTACCTTCTGCGTACTTAACACGTACTTTAGAACCTCTGGTTAATCGACCTACAAAGTCCTTACCATCTGCATCAAACATGGGTACATCATATTTAGTGCTAAACTTGCGTTGCTGAGTTCCCTCATACTCGCGTAGTTTGACACCCTTATTGGCTAGGGTATCTGCGTCAGCAGGTTCTAGCGACAATACCAATGAGTATTTCCCAGTTGATTGACCCTGATATTCTTCGTGTTCGTCAAGGTTTGCGAACGCTACGTTACCTTCTAATACTGCCATACTAATTGCCTCATTGTTAAAAAGATTAGTTTTATGTACTCTATTGTATACTATAGTATACATTGTATACTTTATGATACGTTTAAGATATATCTTTAAAGGTTATAAACTAAAGTACATAAGTATAGTATATCATGTTTGTTTGTCGATTGCAACTCCTATATTGTTAATTTGAATTAGGTACTGGTAATGTAGGAAAACTAAAAATTACTCCTAATTATACCATTGTCTTCAGCTAATGACCAGTTCTCTTCAATTGCCTCATCTGATGCTGTGTGACAAGTTCCACATAAGTCTAAGTGCTCATCTGTTACCCTGTCTCGTTTTCTCATTTCGTATTCGTTTAATATAGTATCACACGCTTTACATCTACTCATCTTCAATCTCCGTGTATGGTCTTCCATACGTCAACACAATGAACGGTAACAAGATTACTACTCCTTCAAAGGGCATTGTACTATGTTCTTTTGTTTCGCTGTTATATGTCCATACAGGGCGACTATCAACAAATTCTAAGTCTAACCCTACACCATTACGCAATTCCATTGTAAATAATCTATTGAATATGACTGTATTAATCATCTTTTATACCTCTTCTTTGTTTAACTTCTTTAAGTCTCTCTGCCATCTCTGGCTGCTCTATTGGGTCATAGTCTGGTTCTTCTTTCTCCTTGTATGGTTCATAATATCCTTTCCCTTCGTCATAGTCACTATAATCATAACTGCTATCATCTTCTATCCTGCAATAATCATTACCCATTGTTATTTGCTCCTTTCATCTGTAAGTATTCATAGGCTCGACCATAGCCGTTATAATAATCATTATCTTCAGCCTCTAAGGCAGGATAACCATGAATGCAATCATACTCACCTCTTTCGTAGCTTGTCAACTCTTTAAAATACTGATACATATTGTACGTTGTATCTGCTATATCTTCAAGCTGTGCCTGTTCTCTCGCGTCTCTACTCATATTAAAAACCTATGCTGTCGGTGATAAACCAGTAGCCTAACATAAAGACTACACCAAGTACAACCCCTTGTATAAAACTATTCATTTAGACTTCCTCTAATAATTCCAGACAAACACCATCTACCCAAGCAAACCAACCCTCTTCCCAGTCTGCTTCATCATAGTCTATCCAACCTTCTGACCTGTCTCTATTTATCTCGCCAATCATATCAGCTATTGACCAATATAGTATATCGCCAGTGTCTATATCTCTGATTTTAAATTTGCTCATTGTCTTTGCCTCTCTCTCTGTTTACCATGCTCCACAACCTGCCTCATCACAACAAGGGTAATTCCTACAGGTTATGTGCGGGTCATATCCCATTTCTACCGCTTCCGCTTTAGTCTGTCCCTCTTTAATACATTTCTTAACTAAATCTTTTGCCTCTTTCTTGGTTAATTCATAATCCACCAGTTTATCACCTACATATACTGAATAATGCATTTTTAAAACCTCTCTACCAATTATGTATTACACCTGCAATTATAAACAAACAGGTTATAAAATTCAACCCTACGATTACACTCCTAACAATCGCAATGTAATCAGCCTCTTTATCAGTAGCACCCGACTTCTCTCCCAGTGCTTTAACCCATATACGCCATAATCTAAGAACGTTATGCATAGGGCTTGTACCTCTCTACTATTACATCAGTATAGCCGTCATTCCGCCAATTAACA